CTGAGATCCAAGGCGAAGGTTGGTCTTGGAATACTATGGTTTATGATGCAATTCCTTTAGATACAAATGGACATTCTACTCTTCCTAGCAATACTCTTGCTGTACGTTTTAATCCCATCTCATACCCTTCTCAACGTTTTGTCTTAAGAGGTATTAAGCTTTTTGATCGTATTAAAAATTCTTATGATTTAAGAGGAAGTTTAGGTGTAGCTTTAACTGGATCTACTACTGATTTAGTGGCTCAAGTTGTAGAAGAATTAGCTTGGGATGATATACCAGAAACAGGTAAGAGGTACATAATGATTAGAGCAGGACGTATATACTCAAACAGAGTAGTAACTTCGAGTACTATAGAAAGTTATACAGCAGATGATGAAGAGAAAGCTCTGCAAATATTAAAGCGTACAGAGGATATGGCTCAAAATCATAACTTCATCAGTGGTCCTGATGATATGTATGGAGGCCGTGTTCAAACTATATTCAGTCCTGATATTCTAAACCGCTAATGTCTAGAGAACTTTATAGTCAAGTTATTGGACCTCTTAATAAGGGAGTCAATCAACAAGCAAATAGTTTCATTTTACCTGGCTTTGCTAAGTCTCTAGAGAATGGTAATTGTGATTTAGTAGAAGGTTTAAAGAAACGATTAGGTAATGTACCTGTAAAGCGTATAGATAACTTAACTACTAATCATGGCGGTAATGCACCAACAGGTACTGTTAAATGGGATGAGGCTTGGTATTACGTTTATAACAGAAGTACTGATGAGAGATTTGTTTTAATAATAGTTGATGATAGTTTTACAGTAACCAAGACTGTAACTACATCTAATAATTCTTCAGTTATAACAATAAGTTCTGGTGGTACTACTGATCTATTCGTAGGAGCTGTGGTAAGTGGTACCAACATACCAACAGGATCAAAGATTGTTGAAATAGGTAGTAATAAAGTTACCTTAGATAAAAATGCTACAGGTACTGGTTCAAGTATAACGATGACTGCAGAAGCTAGTCGTTGCTACGTAACTGGGTTATCAAACTTAGAACCTATAAGTGGTATCCTTCCAAATGTTGTACCAGTAGAACAAGCTTTTGCTGGTATTACAACTACTAACCTTGATTATTTCCGAGGATCAGGTAGAGCTAGGGATAGGTTTAGGGCTACATCCTTCCAAGATTATGTATTTGTAACTAATATTCAAAAGAAGACTGCATACGACAGTAGTGAAACTTTAACAAGATATAACATAGGTTTAGTCAGTAACGCCTATGCCCCAATTAAAGCTCAGTTATGGGTAAAGCTAGTTGACTACGAAACTAAATATGACGTATCAATTGAACTTGATAATGGTACGGCTATTACAGGTACTCATACCACAGGAGCTTTAGCAGCAGGAGCTATTAGTACGGCTACCATTGCAGCAGCGTTAAGGACTAGCTTATTAGCTCATGCAAACGCTAGTAATATAACTGTTACTATTCAAGACTCACAGTTATTAATAAACCTAGCAAGTGCTTCTAGATCAATAAAAAGCTTTATAGCTTCTGATGCTAGGGGTAATACTTTGATGAGTGGCTTTTCTAATCAAGTTACAAGTATTGTTGAACTGCCTCAAACTTCTTGGGAAGGTTATCAAATTATTGTTGCTCCAGATGGGGCTGCAGATCAAAGCTCATATTATTTAACCTTTAACGCTGAAAATACATCTGTAGCAGGTACTTATGGTAGAGGTACTTGGGAAGAAAAAGGAGGATGGGGTACTGCTGGACAATTAGATGACAATACAATGCCTCATGCTTTTATTTACTATAAAAACGATAATGGCTTAACTAGATTTACAGTTCAACCTTTTAGTGGTTCTAATTATACAGATGGTTCTACTACAATTAAAGTCCCTGGTTGGGTAATAAGGTTAGCTGGTGATGAGGATGAGTTACCTGGACCTTCTTTTGTTACAGAGACTATTAATGATGTAGTCTTCTTTAAAAACCGTTTAGGTTTTATCAGTGGAGAGAATATAATCCTTAGTGAAGCTGGTGATTATTATAACTTCTGGCAACAGTCAGCCTTACAAGTAATAGACAATGATCCTATTGATTTAACAGCAGTTAGTAATGACGTTGCTGTACTTAACTACGCTTTACAGCAGCAGGACGAATTAGTTCTATTTTCTAATGAAAACCAGTTCAGACTATATTCAGGAGATAACGTTACATTTAGCCCTGAGACAGCCTCTGTAGGTCGTATTAGTTCCATTACTATGGAATCTAACGTTAAACCTCAACAGGTAGGTCCACAGGTTATATTCCCTGTTAAAGAAGGCGACTACACTGGACTACATACTTTTATAACAACTGACCGTACAGTTGGTATCAACCTTGGTCAGACTGCTGTTATTACAGAGACTGTTCCTAAGTACATACCAAAGAATATAGATTCCTTAGCTGTTAGTAGGACAGACCAATACTTAATAGGTTTAAGTAGTGATGACCCTGATGCTTTATATATCTATCAATTCTTCTGGGAAGCATCTGGAGGATCTTTAACTAATAGACAGAATGCTTGGTCTAAGTGGACCTTCCCTAATAAGAGTTTATATTGGTGTGACTTTATTGAAGGTACTCTATTCTCAGTAGCTAAGTACACAGAGAATAGTCAGACAAGATATTACTTAGAAGCCCTTAACGCATCTAGACCACCACAAGAAAGTAAGGACTTATTCTTATTGGACAGACAGTTAGCTAGTACCATTACTACTGACTTAGGTACAGCTTCATTTGCTTATAACAACTTAACTAATAAAACTACAGTTACACTGCCATACTACACAGTGAACCCTAGTCAGTTCGTAGTCATCAAGAAGGATAAAAGTGATGCAAACGAAGACGAAAAAAGATGGATCGTTGCTGCTTCAGTTCCTGCAGGGGTTAATAGCTTTATTTTGGACAGTCTTGGAGACTTTTCTAATAGTTCTTGGATCTTTGGTGAGAAATTTACGTTTAAGTTTGAACCGCCTCAGCTCATGCCCTATAGCAAAACTGCGACTGATAACACTTTTATCGGTAGTCGTACTGGTCGCCTTCAGTTACGATACTTGGATGTTTACTACAATGATGCAAGATACTTCACAGTAGAGGTTACACCTAAGTTTAGAACGAAAAGTATTTATGAATTTGATCGTAGAGACCCTTTAAACGCTAACATCGTTATAGGACAAGTCTCTGACTTTGATGAGGCTAAATTCAGATCATATATCCAAAGTAAGAACGACCAAGTTACGATAGAAGTAGTAAACGACAGCATGGACCAAGCTAAGTTCGTTGCCCTAGAATGGACTGGCTTGTACTTTGATGTAGCACGGAAGTATCAGTAAATGGATTTTGCTAAATTATTTACCCCAGGAATGGGTGGAGCTTTAAACTTTGGTATGAGTATCCTAAATACTTCAGCCCAAAAAGCAGGTCAATACACACAAGCTTGGAATAAATGGTCCCAGGATTCTATAAACGCTATAAGACAAGCTGCAGAAGAGGATAAGCAGAATTTCAGGCAACATACTGTAGATATGAAAAACTATTTAAAATCATCTATATATGTAAGTGACTTAAGGCAATACGAAAACAAATTAAAGAGTGACTCAGCTCAATTAAAGACTGAAACATCTATTAATGCTACTAATGCTTTAGGTAGAGAATATGCAGATTTAAACGCTAGATTCTACGAAGATGAGGCTGCAGATACAATGGCTTTAGAAACGATTAAACAGAAATCTATATCTGATTCTGTTAAGAAAATATCTGGAGGACAAGTAGGTAGAAGTGTTGAAAGGATGTATAACACCTATAATCAGCAGTACTTAGCTAACGCTAGTAATAAACTAATAACAAGAGACTTTAGAATAGGAGATAAATTATCAGCTATGAGGGCTGCTAATATTGACGCTGCAAATAAAGCTAACGCTGTTCGTCTCTATAACCCTAGACCTTATCAAGATCCTATAAAACCTGATGCACCAATACCTACAGAAGTTTATATGCCTATGAAACCAAACCTTAAAAGTGGTCTAAGCTTTACAGATATAGCAGGAGCAGCTATGGGAGCTTACAACAACTACATGGATAATAAAACTCCTACTCAAACAGGAGGTGGTTCTTCTAACACTACTAGAACAACGGGATCATCGTCTGTAAATCCAAGTGATGCCGCAGCTTGGGCTGCAGATCATGGACGTTCTATAGAGGACGCAAACGCCATATTAAGTGGTGGTTCAGTTGAAACCGTAATTGAGTAACTAATGACTAACTCTTTTAACATTAAGCCTCAGCGTCAGGTAAGAAAAACTACAAAAGAAGCTGCAAGACCAGCCGAAGGTGGTTCACCTACAGCACCGCAGTACCATCAAAAAACTTTAGGTGGTAGGACTTTAGATTTTGAACGTTACGATCCGTCTACCCAGTTAAAGACTCAACAAGAAATGGATTCCATTAGGAATCTTGTAGAGGCAGGGAAACAGACTATAGATAAAAAAGTAAAAGAAACTTCAAAACAAAAGGAGGCACAGGGTTTAAGACTATTTGACAAGATAAGACAGTATGAAATTGATACAGCAGATTTAGGGAAAGCAATTAAAGATGCTAGAAAGAAAGGACACGACTCTCTAGCTCAAGAATTAGAAGGTAGTAACCCTTGGCTTTGGTTTGGATTAAAAACTGCTGAAGCTAAATATGCAGGACAGGATGCAGTAGTTAATACAAGTAATTGGGTAGACGCTAATATTAACGATCTTCGTATGAGAGAAGATCCTACTGAAGTAAGAACTTTAGTACAAGGTCAAGTTGATAAGTTTGTTCAAAAGAATTACCCAACTCTATCTGACCAAATGTTTACAGGTCTTGTAGAGCCTGTATTAGCAAAGGGTGTTCCAGCCATCTTAAGTGGTATAAGTGAAGAGCATTTAAAGTGGAGGGCTGAACAAAGATCTTTAATACTTCAAACAAATTTAAACAATTCTAAAAAGGGTTGGTTATCTGTTGTCAAACAAGACCCTACGAATGAAGTTAGAAATTGGTACCCAACTGACCAATTTAGAAAGGAAGTAATGGGTTATAGAGATAAGTACATAGCAAATGGAGGTACTTTTGGTACTTGGCAAAAGGAAATGGGTGACTGGGTTAAAAGTCTAGTTATAGATACGGATGGTGATGGTATAAGTGATTTGAATGAGCCTGGTATGCTGGATACTCTATTAGAAGCTCTTGATTTTGAACTAAAAGGTCATCCAGTTAAAGGTACTAAATTCCTTGATTTAACGGTAGATGGTGTAAGGTTTGAAGATGTTTTAGAAAGAGCTGCTTTAGATGCAGAATTATTTGAAGGTAAGGTAGAGCAAGCTAGAGAATCTAAATTAAATTTAGAGTCAAATAGATTTAAACGTAGGTATAAGAATGGTTTACATCTATCCCTTAGAGATGATGAGGGGAATCTTATAACTGGTCCTCAAGCTCAGTTAATTAAGAAGCAACAATTAGATCAATTAGAAGCTGCCGTTGAAACTGGTATAGGGACTATAGACTTACCAGTAATAGATGAAGATACTGGAGCTTTTAAATATGATGATGAAGGTCAGTTAGTAACCGAAGCTGTTCAAATACCTGCTTATGCTAATTTCACTGAGCTAAGGAAAGAAATATTAAATCAAGCTCCAGCAATAGATGACTCGACCTTTAGAGAGTTAGAAAAGAAAGCAGTTCAAATGTTAGTTGTAAATAAGAATGCGAATTTAGAAGGTATTTATAATCAATTAAGTCCTGGTAGTAAGCAATGGGAAGCTATAAGGAAATTAGAATTTAAGGCACAGTCAGAAGCTATAAAGAAAGACTGGGAACCTACCATTGCTGCTAGTTTTGGTAGTGTAAAAAATCGTATTACTGAATTAAACACTACTGCAGAGAGTAAAGCTCTAACGGATGGTGGTCCTGCAAATTCTAGTTATATAAAGGATCTATATAAAAGACTTCAAAAGAAAAACGTAGCCTATGCTAATGATCTTTTCACTGACTATATGCGTCAAGAGATTCTTGAAGCAACTTGGGAAGAAAAGAATGATGACGCATGGCATGAAGCTAAAGCTAATGAGTTTATAAATTGGCTACAAAATGAGGATAGATTTAGTAATCCACAAACAAATGATTTATATAGTAGTGACTATGATCCAAATTCAAGTGTCCCAGATCTTTACCTTTATAACAGAGGACCAGCAGGTGATGTAGATGGAGGAGATACAAGTAAATTAGTTAGTACTAAAGATTTTAGGACTTTAACGGAACAACTAGAAGGCTCATCATTGCTTAATGAGTACCATACGAAAGAACCTATGATACATGCGAGTACTTATAACAACGTAGTTAGTTATATAGACTCTGGACAAGAATTGAATGAAGAAGCTTTAAATAATCTCAGAGATGGTTATCAATTAGCTAATGAGTTATATCAAAAAGCTAACGGTAGAGACTTAAACTTAATGGAGTTTTTAGTAGGACAGAGTGGTGAGGATGTGTTTTATAACGTACAACAAAGCCCTGAAGGAAAGACTACTTGGCATCCATATTTAAAAGGAGATGCTACAGATGGTATGCAGTTAAAGCAGGAAGCTTTTAACAGAACAAATACTTTAATAAGACGTTTATCTAATGTAGCTGAAGGTACAGGTAGTTTAGTTAAGTGGACTACTGGTATTAGTGGTAATAACAGTGAAAATCAAGGTTCTATTAATTTCTGGATGGAGGACAGAACTACAGGAAGTAACAGTATTAACTTCGCAGCTCCAGTAAAAATGCAAGTTACAGGAGTAGGTTTCAATGAAGGTACTGATGGGCATTGGTCTTCAGCCCGTGTTCTTCAAAGTGTAGGAGACTTAAAAGAAGGATATACTATAACAATAAGACACGCTAGATCCTTTGGTGCGTTACGTGTAGGTCAAACACTATGGCCTGGTAATTATTGGGGGCTACAACATACTAGAGCTACTTTCAAAGTTGGAGTAGATCAAGCAAATAGTATAGGAGCTGGTCCGCATTTAAACGTAATTATCACCGATAACAATGGTCAAAGACTTTCACAACAAAAGGTGAGTAAAATTATGAAAGAAGTTCTGTCGTCTCGTTTAGCTATCTGATGCCTAGAATTACACTGCCTACGGGCGAAGTTAAGTATTACAGTACTTTAGAAGAGTTAAATGAAGCTCATCCAGATCCCCAAGCTAATGAAGGCGTAGAACTGGATCAAAAAGTAGATGCAGATACAACTGTAAAAACTGAAACAAAGCCTGTAACATCTGAAGCAAAAGATGTAGATACAGAAGAGACTAAAAAATCAAGTAGTTCAGGGATTTTAGGTGATTTAAACCCCTTAGATAAGCAGGATAAACCTGGGTGGTTTGTGAATGGCGTTAAAGCTATGGCACACATACCAACTCAAGTCGCTGATATGGCGGTTAGTAATTGGCAGCAGATGGCACAAACCAATACGATGCCTAGCCTTCATTCATTTGCTACAGCATACGCTGGTGGAGATCCTATGAATCTCTACGCAACTAGAGCTGTAATGAAGAAGAGTACAAGAGATAAATATGATGATGCGATGGGTATAGGTAATAAGGAAGCTATAGAAAAAGATAAGTTAAGAGTAGAAAGAGGTTCATCTTATGCTTTAGCAGGTTTACAAGACCCTGCTGCGACAGGAGGAGAGTTAAAGAGATTTGGTATAGATAAAGATCTACCTATAATTGGTGCTTTAGGTAAAGGCGGTTCTTGGTATGAAGCTACTAAACCTGAAGGTGATATAGCTAACTTCATTGCTGATGCAGGTTCTGTTGTTTTAATGTCTTTAGGTGGTAGTCCTGGTAGAGGTTTAACTCCAAC